GTCGTCGACCGTGGCCCCGCTGTCTCTATCGATTCCGATCATGGAAGGCTCTTGAATCAGGGGCTGATGACGCGGCCCTGGTGATCGACCAACGGGCCGCTGAAGTGCACGCCCGAGGCGTCAATGCTCACGCCGACAGCACCCAGTTGCAGGGTGATCAGTTGTGGCGTCAGCGCCAGCCGCGCCGGGCCGATGCTCAGTTCCAGCGACTGGCGAGAACCGCTGAAGGCCGCCGGGCCGTTCTGCCAGTGCAGAGTGTGGGTGGCGTCGTCGTAGCCGCTTTCGCTGCCGTCGACATGCACTCGACGGGTCAGCGTCGGCACTGTTGACGCTGGCGGAAAGCGCTCACTGTTCAAGCCGAACAACGCCACGCTCTGCGCGCCGCTTTCGCCGCTGCCGTAGTTGAACAGCAGACACTGCTCGCCCACTGTCGGAATCCGCGACTCGCTCTGCGCGCCGGCACTCGGGTTGAAGAATTTGATGGCCGGCGTCAGCAAGCCACCGTGACGGACCTGGCAGGTGTTGCTCGCGGCATCGACCGACTGGCAAATGCCAATGCGACAGAAGCTTTCGGCGCGACGGTGCAGGTCGTCGATTTCCGCTTCCATTTCGGCCAGGCGTTCGATGATCGGGCCCAGTTGCATGCGCAGTAATGCGTCGAACATCGGTCAGGCCTCCAGCGCGGTGTATTGCTCGGGGTCGTCGATGTTGCTGACTTCCCAGGTGCGGGCAAATTTCGCTGTGCCGAGCGGGTCGTCAAGTAAGGTCGGGCCGAGGTAGAGGGTCTGGTTGAAGGTCAACGTCCAGGCCTTGCTTTGCAGATCGGCCTGAACCAGCAGTGACGGTGAACCATCAATATTCATCGGCAGATCGCATTGCGCTGCCGGCAAGCCCCAACGGTTATCCGTGATCAGGTTTTTCAGTGTGGCGATCAGATCGCACGCGGCGAACGCCGTGGCGGACCCGGCAGGAATGACTTGCAAGGAGAGCGTCAGCACGTGAGCAATTCGCCCATCCGCTGCGCGGACTCCCGGCGCGTCGCGTTCGATGTCGATCAACACCCAGGCCTGATCGCCCGGGGCCGTGAAGTCCTGAGGATTGCCGACCTGCACGTTGAGGCCAGCGGTGTTGCGCAAGGTTGTCGCCATCGCGCTGAACAACTGCGAGGGCTGCTGGATCATTGCGGGCATGCATGACCTCCTTTTCTAGTGTCCACGCAAAACCCCGCCGCAACTTATGCAGCGAGGCAAGAAATGAAGGAAATTACTGGGGATCGCGCGGAGGCACTTCGCCAACGCCGATGCGCTTGGCAGCCCAGCGTTCGTAAAGACCGATAGCCACGTCGGCCCCGGCCATGGCGGTTAGGCAGCCGAAAGCGCCAGCAGCCCAGATCGACATGCCGGCAGCGTACAACAGCATGATTGCCGATACGCCGCAGATCATGCAGGCGCCGGAGCGCAATGCCAGACGGCGTAACAGTGGCCAGCCGCGGGCGCCCTCCTTGTCGGCGCGCCACATTTCACCGGACACCCCTCCCACGACAGCAAGGAGGATGACCAGCCAGATTGGCATGTCCGCCAATGCTTGTTGCTCGTTTGTCATGTCACGCCTCCCGAGAGTGATTGATGAGTGTTGGGGGTCAACTACAGCTCCTATAGAGATATTCAAAAGTCGCTGAGCCAGGAATCGGGCAGACCACTCCAAAGTGGTCTGCCTTGCGTCGGATGCGCGGACAGAAAAAACTGCCCCCGCCCAGCGATCAGCCCCAGACGTTATCGAAAACGAAGTCCTTTACCTTCCAGTTTTCGATAGTGCTGCCTGGGTAAATGACACGGCGATGAGGGCGCAGCGTCGGTGTATAGCCAAAACGTGCCCACACCGGGAGTTCTTTCACCACGGACAAACGCCCATTGGCTTGCAGCTTCAACTCTGCACCCGCTTGGCCCGCTGTACCGGTGAACCAAAGTGGAGTGTTGTTTGCGCCATAAATAACGAAGTTGCCGTCAGGCTGCATAACGGCACGTGTTGCACCTTTATTCTGGGTCCAACTGGCCCATAGCACCCCCAAAGGCCCGTTCGAAACGACAAAATTCCCGTCCGACTGGAACACCATGGTGGTACCGCCTACGACATATCGCTTCTCGACTTCCAGCGTGGTACCGCCCGGAATGGCCAGTGATGGCTGAGTAAAATCAGGAAACAGCGCCGCATTACTCGCCCAATATGGAACCGACTCCACGATGACTAGGTTGCCATCGTCCTGAACCTGTACGAATGTGCGCTCTGCCGAACCTTTGTCTCCGGCAATCGGTACGCCGTTAATGGTCATCCACGCCCGCCCGCGCAAATGGTCTACGAGAATGCCTTGGGTATGGACATAGAAACAGTTCACCAAGTCGTTGTTCGGGTTGGTACTGACGGTGGTGTAAGGGTTGTTATCAGCCACCCAGGCCAACGCCCCGTTATCGTAGAGCGCCAGGTTGATATCTGGCTGCAAAAGCAACTTAAAACGTTTGCTCGGCGACTCAAGATACTGACCCGGCACCATGAAATGGCGAGGAGGCAAGACTGACGTTCCATTAGCTGCAAATGGAGCAACGGAAAAAGAGGGCATAATTCACCTATGACGTCGAATGATAAGGTGCGGAGGGTTCCGCCTTCATGTCGCTCATAGGCGATTGCTCGAGGCTCGCAGCCCTCACATGATTCAATGTTCCGCATCGAGAGCACTTGATCTGGAGCTCTGTCAACTCGCCCACGCGGGCGAGCAGTCGTTTGCAATTACCACATCTGTAGTCTTTCAGCATCGGCAAGTCCTTTTGGTTTCCAGCCTGCTTTTCGTTATTGAAGGAGCGACCGGAGAGTTTGCCGCCGCAGATTCCATGTCGGTGGGACTAACAGACTGTCTGATCAGCAGTAACCAAAGGCTCACGTGGAGCGACCTTGCCTGTTTTGATAACCAGGTAAATCCGTAGCGGGAAGGCATATCAAACACGGGCGACTGATCGGATGCCGTGAAATGCGCGGCGCATTCAGTGGCGCATCAACACCTGTCAATAAGGCGCTACCGGCCAGACAATGTTGATCGGGTACCCCGATTGCTTATCGATGTCGCTCAATGCAATCGAGTAATGCTTGAAGGCCAGCAGCAGGGCCTGTTCCTCTGGAGTGGCAATACCGACATCAACTTTAAACGGCAGCGAGTTCATCAGCAGCCAGTTGGCAGCGGTATTCAGCAGTTGCCATTTCTGTTGCTCGGCTTCGTTGCGCAAGTCCTCGTCGGAGGGCGGTGTAAACGTCCAGACAACATTGAAGGTCGCCTTCCAGCCCACACGAATTTCGCTATTGCCGGTGACATCCACCCAAGTAGAAGACGGCGAAGCAGGCGCGTCTGGGCTGACATCCCCGTCCTTCAATTGGACGACTCTGTTGTATTCAACCAATGCATAGAGATTCATTTTCTGACTCCTGAATGTGTTGTTTGCGAAGACGTGATGAGAGGCAGATATTAAAAAAAGCCCGGCACTGGCGCCGGGCTTCTCGGACAGAAACGCCAAACTTGGCGCGAACGGTGATGGCTGGTTTAGAAAGGCGCGACCGGCCAGTTGATCGTGTAGGGGTAATCAGCCTGGGTTTTCACATCACTGACAGCGATGTGGTACTGCTGGTAGGCAAGCCATGCGGCTTGATCTGCAGGCGTGGCGACGCCCAGGTTCACTTTGAAATTCACCGGATTGATGGTCAGCCAACCCGACGCGAGTCCCAACTTGGTACGTACTTGCACGGCTACCAGATCCACATAGTCTTGATAAGTTGGCTCAGAGAAAACCCAGCCGCTTTCTGTGTATTCCGCTTTCCAGCCCACTTGAACAACGGTGTCAATGGCGACCTGATTCCAGTTGGCCTGTATCCCTGGCGGGATAACCATAGGTTGTTCTTCCGCATCCTGGATATCAACGACCCGGGGAAATGGAGAACTGGTGCCGTAATTGATCAGAACGTATCGATTCATAAATTTACCTTTTGAGATGGACAGCGATTGGGGTGTTTCAACCTGATCTGCCTTTCACAGCGCTGTATCAATAAATACGCGGCGTTTACCGCAGGCAGGCATTCCAAAAAGCCCGGTGAGGCACCGGGCTTTTCAGTAATGCGCTCCTTCGCCCTCCTTCAAATCCTGTGTTCAAGAAGGAAGCTGACTTTTCGGCGCTACTGGCGCGGTACGAGTCCATTTAAATTGTTTTTCCGACCGCGGTCCCTGCCCGCCGGATAACTGCTTCTGGTGCTTTACGCTGCACACCCGGGTCAGTTGCCAACCCTCTGAACCGTTGAGGCCGGTTCATCGCTGCCTGTTCTTGTGGAACTAAAGAGCTTTCTTGCCAGCCGCTTTGTCGAGCGGCTTGGTGGCAAGAATATGCATGTATGCATATACAGTCAATGCGTAAATGCATTTATTTATGCATAGCAAATGCGCAGATGCATGGAAGCCCCG